TGCGTCTATAAATAATTCTTTGTTTTTTGACTTAAAGAAATATCTATATATATATTATACAAAGAAAATGAACTTAAAAATTCACGAACAACTCAAAAAGTGTAGAAATGCTATTTATTTGGAAGATGAGGAGTGCTATATTATATATTATGATACAGAAAAATTACACATAAAAAAATTAAAAAAATTAGTTGAAGAAACACTTGATTTAGAATGGTATAATAGAGAATCAGGTTTTTATTTTGAAAATTGTATATGCATACGTATAAGACCAATAAGTAATGCAATAATTAATTAAGCGTCATAAGTAATCCTATTAATTTTTGGTGGTGATGGTGGAAGTGGTAATTTTATGTTTGGTTTTGGTATCTTAATTCTTAAATCTTCAGTCGGAGTTGTATTATCCACGTCGATACTAGCAACTAAATCAGTACCAAAACAATGAGAGCGACACCGTTTATGGTTGATAACTGCTAAAATAGTTCCACCAACTGACACGATAATTGCTACAATTGAAATAATAGTATTTTGTTCCATTATATAAATTATATTTAGAAATAAATATATAGATTTCTTTATAATTTGTTATAAAGAAATATCTATATATATAATATACATAGAAGATGCAAGAAGAACACCCCACACCTTATTTAGAAGTAATCAGTGAAATCGAAAAAAAGAGATTAAAGAAAGCACAATACAACGCTAAATATAGTAATAAAATGAAATTAATTCACGCCGATGATGACCCTATTGAATGTCCCGTATGCTACGGAAAATATTATCCTGTAAATAAAACTCACCACTTTAAGACTGACAAACATAAAAACGGGTTAAAAATCAGGGCATCAGTATATGGTGCAGTATAAAAATTATTATCTAATTCAAATATATGATAACATTTGAATTACGTAAATCTAAAAATAAATTAAAAAAATATGATGCATTCTTCTCTGATGATGAAGGCAACCATAAAAAAGTAAGTTTTGGAGCAATTAGACCAAATGGAGAACCATATGAAGACTTTACTATGCACGGCGACGAAAAAAGAAAACAAAGATACATTAAACGCCATCAGAAAAATGAAGATTTTGAAAATTTTCTCACTGCAGGCAGTCTCTCACGATACTTGCTCTGGAATAAAAGGACACTATCAGAATCAATCAAAGATTTTAAGAAACGATTTAATTTAGTATAGCAGGTATTTCTAAAGGTTGAGATTCTGGTACTATTTCAGTCTCACCATTTAAATATTTTCTATAAGATTCGTGGTATTTAACATCAACTTTACAAAGTAATGCAGAAATAATTCTATAAATTAAATCTTTAATATCTTTATTTAATATTGATATTAAAATTTCATCTATTTCTTTAATATCAGTTTTCATCTTATATTGTTGTGTTATTTTTTCAACTAATACCATTACAGGATCATTTCCAAAATTACGATTTAAAAAAACTTCTTCAGGGTGATGAATAACTTTTGTTACTGGTGGTGGTTCTTTTGGTATAATTTTACTTCTATCGACAATGTTTCTATCGTCAAAAGGATCAATTGAATTATGACTTTCCATTTATATATATTATATTTAGAAAATATATTTTTACAATTAAATATATTTTTTAAATCTAAATAATTTTTGTATCTTTAATATACGCTTTTTGAGTTGCGACTGTATGACCCATTTCTGATGCGACTCTTTCCATTTTTTTATTTTCATCACCAAATTCTTTAGTAATGAATATATGTCTTAACATACTAGAAGATACTTTTTTAGGATGAAAGACTTTATTTAATATCCTAGTTATGCAATTATCAGCAGTAAATTCAGTACCATCGTAATATACTAAAAATGGTATATCAATTTTTTTAGACATCTTTTTTCCTTTCAATAATGGATGATGTTTTAAATATAAATTAATTACTTCATATAATTCATCACTTATATCCATTACTTTTTGACCTTCAGTTTTTGCAGTCTTATATACATTAAATATAAATTTTTTATTATCATAATCAAGGTAGTTTTTACTAACTTCATTTTTGTAAGGTCTAATTATATTCATATGACTATAGTCCTTATTACGTCTAGGACTATTGAAAATATATAAACTTAATACCATTAATGATAATAATAAATTATATTTTGATTCAGAAATTAGTTTATCATCTATAAATTTATCTACTGATGTTCTTAAATTTTTATATTTTTCCATAACTTCAGACCATTCTAACCAATTTTCAGATTGTTGATGACTCATTTCATTAGTTGGGGTCTCTTTAATTTCAGTATTAATTTTCATCATTTCATCATAATATTTCTTGTGTAATTTTAACATTTTTTTATTTTCTAATTGTGTTGATAAAACTGAAACTATAGAAATTAAATAACCTCTTTTAGTATTAGGTTTGTATTTCTCTAATTTTTTAATAATTTCTTCAAAATTTTCAAGAAATTTTAAGTTTTTGATTGGAAGATCATCATTTAATTTATCTAAATTTCGTAAGTATAACTTGATTGAAGAATCACTCAAATTTTTATTTTTTAATTGTAAAGATATCTGATTTTTAAAATCCATATATATAATTAATTTAGATAATTATTTTTAATAATCTAAATTAAATCTTATTCTACATCTTTTAATAAGAATATTTCACGCTCACCAACTCCCACCATTGGATAAGTTTTAAATATTGTTGTTGCACGTGTTTCCATTTTTTTAAGTTTTTTGATTTGTGCTTTGTCTAGACCTAAATATTCAGTTAATAAATATTTGATACCTTTACCGCTACCACTTTTCATAAATAAAGTCATAGAATGACATTCATTTAATACCCTTTTTGTATCCTTGCCATTAGTTGCTAGATGATTTGTTAATACTACACTTATATTATGATGACGACCAGTTTCGAGCATTAAATTCATTAATGCATAAACCGTATCTCTAATTCTTTTATCTTTAATGACGTCAGTATCATCGAAGATTACTAAACTATTTTTAAAATCAGTTAATTTAGGTGGATCTCTAGCGAATTCATCATTTAAATTAATACGACCAACTTTATATTTATCTAAACTTTTATCATCATCAACAGCACTAAATAAATACATTTGATTTTTAGGAAATTTCTTTTTGTATTCTTTTAAAAAATTTCCTACGTAGTATGATTTACCGCTACCACTTTGACCTGTAACATATTGAACTCTATAATCATTAACACTATCCGTTGGTATTGCTTGAAATGTGCTTTCACTAGGTAATTTTAATTCACTAAAATTTTTAATTGTTTCGTCTTTATCATCAGAATTTAAATAAACTATTTTTCCGTCTAATTTGCCACCATTAATTTTTACTAATGGGCGACCTACTTTATTCAAGTTAAATGACATCTATATATTACATTTAGATTTTTTTTATTAAATATTTATAATTTCTCTGGTTGAATTCCCGTCTTTCCGATTTGCTTACCGACCATATCTATTTCAGTTTTTAATTTATTAATATTTATACCATTTTCAATGAAATATTCTTTTGCTTTATCATTAAATATTTTGTCAGTCTTTTCAATTACTTCATTTATTTTTGTAATATCAGGTTCGACACCAATATCTTTTAAATTTATTAATATTTTAGACCTAGTATCAGCATCAGTGTATCCTGATTCAACTAATAATTTAATTGTTTTTAAATTAGATGATAAAGCATATAACCTACCATAATCACTATTAAAAAATTTTGATAATTTAATTAATGACCTCTTTTGACGTAAATATCTGAAAATATTAAATATTCTTTTTAATGCTTTAAAATATCTTCCTTCTTTTCTATATTCTCGTGCATCGGTATTCATACGAGTTAATAAAATATGAAATATATCTTCACGTGATAATTCAGTATTAAAAAAATAATTAATACTTACATCTTTAAAGATATTACCAAATCTAACAATATAATCTATTTTAATAAATTCAACACCTCTATTGAATTGCTTAATAAATTCGTCCTTTGGTATGTTTTCATTATCAAAAAATTTTTTCTTATCTTTATCGGTCTTACCTTGAATTTTTAATTCTATAAAATATACGTTAGACATCTTATTTGTTCTACCAATTATCTTCATAAAATTATTATAAACTCTATCAGCATCTTTATCTTTAACATTAGTTATAATGTCATAATCTGATGGATATTTTTGACCTTTCAATGATGCAGTACCAATTACTTTAATATATTCATTAGGATATTTAACTGCTTTTAATACTGGGACAATATCGATATCTGGTTTTTCCTTTTCGAATGTTACTTCCATTTTATATGTCTATATAATATGTAATATAAAAAAATTATATTATATATTTGTTAAATTATTCCGTTATTATTTAATTCTTGGATAAAATCTTGCACTTTTTGACCTTCTACTTCCATCTTTGCTCTAGCAGTTCTAAATCCTGCACTATTAGGAAGTCTTCTAGTTGAAAAATATTTATCCATTGATTCAGAATATTTTTCATATAAATCTGCTAGTGTATTTGCTAGCACTTCTCTTTGGTCTGGTGGTAGTAATGCTGAATTATCAATAGCATTAAATGCCTGTGTTATTAATCCTTTTTCTGCCTCCCACGCTCTATCTTCTTGTGCTATTAAATCAAAATCTTGTTGTCTTCCTCTTACTAAACTGTCAGATATTGGCACTGGTGATCTATCTTTAGACCTATAACGATTTAATAATTCAAGAAAATCTGCTCTATCAATAGTATCTCCACTTTGTGCGACTTGTCCTAATGTTTCCATATATGGTAGTAATTCTTCAAATTTCTTTTCTATAAATTCACGGTCTTGCGTGGATAGTTCATTTTGTCTTGCATATGCTTGAATATAATTCACAATTTGATTATATATCTGGATAAATTCACCAAAACCTTTAGGACGGATTCCTCGATTATAATCATCAATAGAATCTTCTAGTTCTAATCTAAATTTATCAAATAATAATGATAAATTATATTTAACTCTTGTTTCTAATGCGACTCGTGGTCTAATTGCACTAGGTGTTACTTGTTGAACTTTCACTTGTGTTCTCATTACACGTTTTTGAACGTTCATATCTTCGTCTAAAACTGCTCTTAATTGTTTTTGTCTAATGTCTGAATTATTCATATATATATTAGATTTAGATAATAAATTTTATAAAATTATTATTTAAATTATTTAGTATAGGTTATGTGCTTTTACATATTTAGATGCTTCAATCATAGATAATCCTTCATCTTTCATTACACCTCTAACGATTTCTGCTCTTGCACTCTTACCTGCACTTTTAGGCATCTTTTCTACTTTCGCTTTCTTTGCTTTAACACCAGCACTTTTACCTAATCCTCGAATTTTAGAAACGATTGCTTCTTGTGCTTTTTCTTTTAACTTTTTTATTATTTCTTCTTTAATAGCAGGTAGGGCAGGTTCAATAATTTCTTTATAAGCAGGTTTTAAGACTTTTTCATATGTAGGTTTTAAGACTTTATTGTATGCGTATTCATATGGCATTTTCACACCTTTTATGAAGTCTTCTTTAAATCCTGCACCACTTTTTTTATTAACACATTCTTCTAATGCTTTCTTCTCTGCTTTTTTTGCTTTAGATAATCTAGGTCTTCCTCCTTTATTTAATTTAGAACCAGCACTACGACCTGCTCCAGTTTTTAATTCGACACCATAATCAGGTCTTACAAAAGGTTCATTACCTGCTCCCGCTTTACCTGCTCCTGCAAGTTTTTTAGCAACATCGATACCAGCACTAGCGATAGCACCATTCATCCCTAATAAAGGTAGTAAAGGTTGTGCTAGTCCTAAAGTTCCAAAGAAACCCTTTTTGAAACCAGTTCCGAAATCTTCCCAGAATCCTGCTCCTGCTTTTCCTCCACCAAATGAAGGTTGAAGTTGTGCTTCAGGTGTTAAAGTAAGATAAGAAGGGGGTCTATTTACATCATAAATTTGATGACGAATAGCACTTTGATATGGTTGAATTGATGGAACAACAGGAAGAACAGTTCCAGCACCGTTATATTTTTGCATTAATCTTCTTGATTTTCCAGCACTTTTTGCACCAACAATAGTAGTATTTTGTCTTTGTAATGTGTCATTTGGTTCAGATACGACGGCAACTTGACCTCTTCCGAGCATTCCGAATTCATTCGTTCCATATGCTCCAGAAGGCATTTGTGATCCTTGTAAATAAGTCCCTTTTTTATATCCAATTAATTCAGGATTTCCGAGTCTTCCACTTCCTTTTTTATAGTTTGCTTCACCATCACAAGAAACCATACCACGACCAGATAATTCTGAATTAATATAATTCATATCAATTGTTCGGAGACGTCTTGCAATATCTCTGTTATATTCATTGTCGTACATATTATATATATATTATAGATAGATAATATTTTTTTAATAATTAAAAGATATTAATTATTAAAAATTAAACAATTATTTGATTATTTTCATTTCTATATCATTTATTTAAGATATTTAGATAATCCACTACTAGATTGTTGCATTCCTCCACTTTTACCTATTCCATAGATTCCCATTCTTGTTCTTTGGTGTCTTCTACCAATAGCACCTAATAATTTATCAGGCATTCCATTACCAGCGAGACCAGTTGCTTCAGATACAGTTAATTCAGGTTGTCCTTGCATACTAGCATCTAATACGTCGTTCTTATTTAACAAAGCAGTAAAAGTCGAACTACTGCCCTTCTCTGTTACAAATATTCCTTCATTTTGGACGTATATGGTGAGAGCAGGTGTTACAGTTGCAACAGATTGATTTGTGAAATTGACTCTAACGGATAGATTAAAATTCCCGATGCTACCAGCGGAATAGAAATCTTCGACCAATTGAATGTGTTTTGCCATTTGGAGCATTACTAATGACCCGCTCATTGGTACTTTAGTGTTAATATAATCATTACCGCCTGCAACGACTTGGAGTGATTGATTTGATGTTCCAGTGAATTCTACCCAAGATTGATTACTTCCACTTTCTTTTGAAAATTTATAGAGGTCATATGGAACGGCGGTCGAAAGAATTCCTGCCCCGTTATTCCATTGGAGACTAATAGAATCAACTCTTAACCACCAATCACACAAGAAAGAGGTACTCCAAGCAGCATTTGTACCATTTACGTAAGGGGGGGCAACACCAATAATTATTTTAGATGGTACTTGATTGAGTTGGATAGAATTAGATGTAATTGAACCTGCAGCATTTGTAAGAACAGGTGTATTGGGTGCAGTTCTAAATGATAAATATTCAGAATAGGGGATAACGTTTCTTGAAGGCATTAATGATGAAGGGTGAGGAGTATAAAATTTCATTAAGAGTTGATAATTAGAGAAAGCATTTGCAGGAAGTGAAGCAATAAATGCGTTTAGACCAGCATAAGATCCTGATCTGAAGGCACGAGAAGGATCAGAGGCGATTTGCATAGTAAAATTTAAATTTTGCACCCCGTATATTGCTTGGTTATTGCTTTCAGGTTGTCCCCAAATAAAAGGGGACATTAAGAGAGGTTCAGTAACAGTGATAGTTAATTGTGCGGTTGCAGGAGTAGTAGCAGTACCAGCAACTTGAACTATATTATCTAAAACAAATGACCCATTACCTAAATAATCAGGGTCAGAAGAATAATTTGCACCATTTTGAGGATTTAAAAGATTAGGTGTAGAATATGCTGCACCAAATATTCTGTCTTGTGCAAAAACATTTACATCAGGTCTAGTTGGTGTAGAACCACTATATTTCTGCATTCTTCTTGTATCCATTTGACGAATTAAAATAGGTAAGATATCAGTATAATTTTGAGATACAGTGTTATTGTTAATTTGGACTGAAAGGGATGTTAATAATCTTTGGAGAGGAAATGCAGCGAAAGAATCAAATGCTCCGTATGCAACAAGGTTAGGATTTGCTAAAGCACCATTTGTAACAGAAGTTAAAAGTATTGTAAAGGTGCATCTCCATAGCACTTCACGACATATCAAAGTTTGTTCTGATGGTATCTGACACGAAAAGGTATGGGTTGAGTTAGAGAATGATGTGGCAGTGAATTGTGTTGGTGTAATTTGTTGTGCTCCTTTAAGGACTGCATAACCAATGTCATCAGTAACATTTAAGACATCATCTTTTACGAGGATCTTGGAAAAATCGGCACTCATATTATATATATATTAATTGGAGATAAAAAATTATAATAAATAATTATTTCTAAAATATTTATTATAACAATCTATATATTTTATTGATTGGCGTATTTCTTGTTTCTAAACATTATTTTAATTGATGCACTACATCCTGTCCTTAATTTAAAGGGATTTAAATTATTAAATCTATCTCTCCAAAAGCATTGAAGATTGATAGTCCCTAAAGGATTATTACCGACTAAATCAAAGAGACGATATTCAGCACTAGGAACATATTGGACTAATGGTCTTGTTTCATTACCTCTAATTAATTCTACTTGATAATCAGTCAATACATTACTTAAGGCATTAATAGAATTATCAGGAAGTTGAAATCCTCCATTACCAATTACGACAGGATCACCTTCTAAAGATGCATTTACTGGTAGTAAATTAGATGTAAAAATAAATGACTTTACGGGATTCCATACAGGTATTACTGAAAATTCTTGATACATTTGTATAGCATTATAGGTAGGATAATTTATTATATTTGTATTATTATTATTAAATACCCTTAATCTATAGGCAAGATTTGGAGTATATAAAGGATTACCACCTAAAAAATCTGCTGTAAAAGAATTAAATAATTGGTATAAATTAGCATTCATATATATGTTGATTTGTGGTGATACTGATGCTTGATTATATCCTAGAACATCAGCATCTAAAATACAAAAACCAGTATAAGGGTCATATTCAATAAATGGGGCATTTGCTGTTGGTAATGCTCCTAGTGCTAGAAGTGCTGTAAATGCAGTTTGAAATGCAACATTGACCGAATCAAAAATAAATTTTTGGATGTTATAGATGTAATAATAAGGATTAGAGTATGTATCAACGGTAAAAGGTGGTGATGGTGGTACTGCGTATAAATCTTGAGGAGAAAATAACAAAGGAATTGTTACTTGATTAGCACCGAATAATAATGTTACTGTATATATTAATACATTTGGATTATTTTGTGTAATATCAACTTGTGGTATAAATAAAGGTAATGATGTGGTATCAACTTGAAAACGAACTATACTTAAATAATAATCTGAAGGATTTTGTAAGAAGGTTGTAGAACGAATTTCATTAAATTGTAAAGGTGGTGATGAACCTGTCCCCGTAGTATCAGTATTTGTTACATTTAAATCATAATATATATGATCGGGTATTAAATGCTCTTCATTTTTACGATTTATATTCTTTAATCCAGTGTAGGACATTATATCTATATATAATACATATAGATTTTAATTTTAAAATTATATTATTTAATAAATTCTAAAGAATTTATTAAATAATCGGGCGATTTTTCCAAGATTCTTAATTTTAATCATCTAAAATACATCTAAAAGATACTTACACAATACTTTATGGTATAAATAAATTTATTTTTAATAGATTCTTAATTTTAATCATCATTTTAGATGGTTAAAATTAAGAATCTTGTAAAAATCTCGCCCTTTTAATATAAATTCGAAGAATTTATATTAAAATTTAACTATTATATATGAAAATTGGATTTGCACTATCATTTAATAATTTAGTGTAATAAATATATCGTTGTATTACATCACCATTCTTGATATAACAATTTTTTACATCAATAATATATTTTTGAGTTTGTAAATTTTCAACAATCATACAATATTCTTGTCTTTTACTTGCACTAACTTCATCTAATATTTTATATCTATAATTTTTAATTTCATTATCAAGATCATCTCTAACAAATTTATCTATTTTTTGTTTTATGGTCTTTTCATCGTCATAAATTCCATAAATAGATTTACTAAATGTATCAAACAAAATATACAAATACATATATATAATATATTTAGATATTTTTTTTTAAAAATCTAATTACTATATATTTTTATCTTAAAATATTTTTTATAATGTAAATATATATACATATGAAAGATGATACATATTATCTACATCAAACACCTGAAACTTTAGCACGTGATTTGATATCCAAATTAGATATTACTGATAATGATATTTTATACGAACCATTTAAAGGAGAAGGTGCATTCTATAATAATTTTCCTATTAATAATATAACTCATTATACTGAAATCGAGGAACAATTAGACTATAAAAATTTTAATGAAAATATTGATTGGGTTATTACAAATCCACCATTTAAATTAGATGGTGAAAATGGAAGAATGAATTCTTTTTGGTATTTATTAAATTATTTTACTGATAGAGCGAATAAAGGTGTCGCTTTTTTAGGAAATGATTATTGTCTTGCTACTTTGATGCCGAAACGATTAGAATTATTAAAATTAAAAGGATGGTATCTAAACAAAATAATTGTATGTAATGTTAAAAAATGGAGAGGTCGTTATTTTTTTATGATATTCAGAAAAATTAATTCTGAATTAATAGATTATTTAATTCCTAATTATTGACTAGACGCAGAAGTAGGGAATTAATAAAAAATCATTGATATTTTAAAAAATCCCTATTTTTGCGTTTATTTATAATCCAATCAATACACAGGTTGAATTATTATGTAGTAAAGTTCCACTATTTATTGTTTTTAACATATCTAAATTGATTGTATGAAGTCCTGCAGTTGCATTTAATTGACTTACGATAATTGTTGCTTGTCTATTTTCTGCTTGAACTGCATTCATATTTTCTAAAGTTATAATTTGCACGTCTCCGATTGGTGTGCCATCAAATACAACTCTAACAAATACTCCATTAGGAATTCCATTGTATTGAAAATTTATATTCGCCCATATGTCAATATCTTTTGGTGTTGTATTTGTTATAGTAGTTGATAATACTGTCGTATATCCTGTACCAATTCCTATTATTGCACTTGATGATGCACGAGATGAAACTGGTAGTGATTGACCGTTAATAAGAGGTGTATTAATACCAACTGATGCCGTTATAGTATTAGCATTTGTTATACTAAAATTATTCATATTTAAATTTGCTACCATTGGATTTGATACTGTTCCTGCTATTATTTGTTGAAGTAAGACATATAAATTGTTAATTCTTGTACTTAAGTTAAATGACATTCTATATATTAATATTAGATTTTTATTTTTAATAATTTATTATGCACTTATATATCTCCAAGTAAAGAAAGTATTTAAATCAAATGTATTAGTAACACCTTGTGCTTGTGGTGGTGTAGGTGTTCCAAGTGTATAAGGGTTATTAATTCTTAAATTTATTACATCACCAGCAATAAGATAGAAAGTTGTACTTGATTGCATATTATAATTAACAATTGCTTGAAGACTTGTATTACCAATAATATTTTGCTCGACAATTGATGGTCTTGTTATGTCTATAAAAATACCTCGATTTACACTTGGAGACCAAGTGCCATTATTTAATAACACTGATGCATTAAACTCTAATTGATATAAACCAGTTCTAACCACTGTAAAATCTGTTGTTCCATTTGTATGTGTTATATATCCTCCAGTATTATTCCACGAACCTGTTAAATCAAAAGTAATATCTGTATTTCCTGATGTGAGTGATTGTGCTACTGATTTATAATATGTTGCTTGATATACTGATGCTGTTGGTACTGTTAATTGTATATTGCCTGCACCTGTAGATCCAACTACTAAATTTGAATTTGGTGATGTAATAGTTAATGCTCCAGATTGTGTA